AAGGGAGCAACCCTTAGCATGGCTGATAAGCACAAACGGGTTTGTAAGGGAAGCGTTCTTCGATGACAAATACGACTACTGCTCCAAAGTGGCTTTATGGGAACCTGGATTTGAAGATTACAGGCTTCTACCATTAATTTATGAACTCGACAGTAGGGAAGAATGGACTAAGCCAGAGTGCTGGGAGAAAGCCAATCCAGGACTGGGTTCAATCAAATCTTATTCCACACTAGCTGACAATGTAGAGAAAGCGAAACGGGACCCGAAGTTCTTGCCCACATTACTTACTAAAGACTTCAATATTCCCGAAAACACTAACGAGGCATGGCTCCCTTATGAGGCATGTGTAAACGAAAAGGTAGTGGCTATGGCACAACTTGAAAAAAGTTATGCGATAGGTTTTACCGATTTATCCTCTACGACCGACCTAACGTGCGCGGGGGTAATAATCAGGAAGCCGAATGACGAGAACTATTACGTCTTAGCCCAATTCTTCCTGCCACAGTCAAGGGTTGACGCGGTAGAGGGAAGCGGAGCGAGGGAAGCGCCATACAGGTTATGGGCGGAACAAGGGTGGCTGACGGTATGCGAGGGCGCGGCAGTGGACTACAACCAAGTTACTAAATGGTTCACCGACCTCGTAGAGAAGCACGACATCAGACCGTTATGGGTTTGCTATGACAGGGCATTAGCCGGTTATTGGGCGCCGCAGATGGAGGAATACGGATTCGACATGGAGAAGATACCACAGGGTCCGACGACATGGTCTTACGCTATGAAGCAGTTAGGGGCATTACTTGAGGAACACAAAGTAATTTATCAGAACAACCCCATCATGCGGTGGTGTCTGCTGAACACTGCAGTAAAGAGCACCAACCGCGACGGGATAAATACAATCCAACCGGTTAAGTCCGGGACTACCAGGAGAATAGACGGAATGGTGGCCTTGCTTAACGGCATGGTCGGATATAACAACCACTACGAAGAATTCATGCTCTACTTGAGGTAATAAATGAGCCAGAGAATGAGTTTCAGAAATGCAATTAAATCAATATTCGGAGGATCTAAGCAAAAGATCACTACCGGCACATGGAAAGAAATAGGAGGATATACTTCATATTTCTCTTCCTTCGGCGTGGATGCTTATGCAAACGAAGTAGTCCGGGCCTGTGTCCGCACACTCGCTGAGCATTCATCCAAAGCAAATGTAAAAGTTTTAAGAGCCGGAGAACAAAGGGATATTCCTCTCCAGAAGATTATCCAATACCGGCCGAATATGTACATGAACGGTGCGGACTTCTTATATAAAGTGAGAACGTTGCTCGAAATCAACAACATGGTTTTTGTTTACATTCAGCGCGACGATTACGGAAAGTGCACTGGGCTATACCCGATGCCCAGAGCTCAGCACGAAGCTGTTGAGTACGAGGGCGGGCTGTACATCAAGTTCCGGTTCGATTCGGGGATTGTGCAGACGCATTCCTGGGAAGATCTTGCTGTGTTGCGGAAAGACTATAACAAGTCAGACATCTTCGGTGACTCGAATACTCCGATACTTACCAGCTTAGATCTCCTGAGTACAGCGTCTCAGGGCATGGCTAATGCTATAAAGTCTACATCCAATCTGAGAGGTATTCTTAAGACGACGAAATCAATCTTATCCAACGAAGACAAAACAAAGATAGGCGAAAAGTTTATCAGCGATTACATCAACATGGAGAACAGTTCCGGTGTTGCGGTAATTGATGCCAATCTGGAGTACACTCCTATAACCTTACAGCCGCAGATTGCAAACTATAAACACATCGCAGAGCTGAGGGATAATATCTATCGATATTTCGGAGTGAACGAAGACATCATCATGTCCAGAGCTAACAGTGACCAGCGGGAAGCATTCTATGAGTCGAAGATAGAGCCGTTCCTTTTAGCGTTATCACTCGAGCTCACCAATAAAGTCTTTACGGACCGGGAAAGAGGTTTTGCAAACGAAATAATGTTTGAGTCGAATAGAATGTCCTACATGTCAATGAATGAAAAACTAGCCTTACAGGCCATGGTAGACAGAGGAGCCATGACACCTAATGAGTGGAGACAGGCTCTCAATCTGGCACCGCTGCCCGGAGGTGATGTACCTATACGGAGGCTGGATACAGCACCGACAAATAACACAGAGGGAGACGAAGAAGATGATAAGTAAAGACAGGTGCTACAGGCACTTTGAAGTAAGAGCTCAGGAAGAGGAAGGAATGTTCGTTGAGGGTTATGCAGCAGTATTTGACCATTCTACGGTTATGTTTGAATATGACGGAGTTGAATACAAGGAAGTTATCTGCAGAGGAGCATTTGACAAAGCTCAGATGTCCGATGTGGTAATGAATTTTGACCATCAGGGCAAACCTGTAGCGAGAACGAAAAACTCGACCCTTAATTTAACTATAGACGATATCGGACTGAAAATCAAAGCCGACTTATCAGGAACACAGGAAGCAAGGACATTATATGAGGAAATCAAAGCAGGGTACATCGATAAGATGAGTTTCGCATTCACCGTAGCAGATGAAAGCTACGACAAAGCGACCCATACGAGAAGCATAAACGGCATAAAGAGGCTATATGATGTCGCAGCCGTTTCAATCCCTGCTTATGACAGCACTTCGATACAGGCTCGGTCATTCTTCGAAGCGGAGGCGGAAAAGGAACGTGCGGAGGCACGTAAACAGCTAGAGCTTGCAAAAGCGAAGTACGAATATATGGAGGTAAACAAATGAAATTAGAAGAAATGAACCTTGAACAGGTTAATCAAAGGCTGGCAGAGCTTGACGAAATAGTCAGGAATGCCACAGATGTGAAGATTGTCAACAACGCAGCGACAGAAAAGAGAAGTTTAATAGCGCGCAGAAACGAGCTCATGGAGCTTGAAACTCGCAGACAGACCGCTCTTAATCTGACCAGCGGAGAAGTGACAGGAAGAACTGTAGAAGAAAGAAGAAATGAAAGACCTGCAGAGAGAACGTTTGCAGTAGACAGCGTAGAGTACAGGAATGCCTGGCTTAACTCTATAAGAGGGGTTCCCGTATCGGAACCGGAGCAGAGGGCACTGACCGGAGCTGCATATTTGGTTCCGACAACGACCGCAAACCAGGTGCTTGATAAGCTCGTAGACATGGTTCCTCTGTTGGAAGAAATTGAGTTGCTGAGAGTCAGGGGCAATGTTAACTTCGCTGTTAACACGGTCGCTCCGACGGTATCTCTCAAAGCCGGCGGAAGTGCGGTAGATGAATCTACCACAACGATGATAGAAGTAAAACTTTCATCGTACACCATATCCGGCCTTGTAAGTATCGGAGCAGATATAGCTTCTATGGCTATTGACGCATTCGAAGGCTGGCTTACAAACAAGTTGGCTGAGCAGTTGGCCTATAAAGTTGAGCTCTACATCATAAAGGGAAGCGGCGACAGTCAGCCTACCGGAATTGATAAAGCTCACGCAGGTGCTGCATGGGTGGATGGCACCGATGCTGTAGACTGGGCCGGTGCAGCTCTTGCAAGTGTAGACCTTGATGAAGCTATCGGACTGCTTCCTGCAGCTTATGACAAGAATGCAAAATTCCTAATGAGCAAGAAGACATTTTTCAAGTCTGTAATCGGACTGAAAGATGAGAACAATGTTCCTCTCATAACAAAAGAGGGCAGCGTCTACAGGATAAGAGGGTATGAGGTTAAATTCAGTGACCAGGTTGATACTGATGATATCTTCTTCGGAGACATCAAGCGCGGCATGGTAGGAAACCTCTCCAATGATATCCAGGTGGAAAGAGACAGGAATCTGCGTTATAACGCATGGGACTTCCTCGGATGGTGTTCCTTTGACTGTAAGCCCTCTAAGGTGCCTTGCATAATCAAGATTGCATCTGACATATCATAAGGAGGAAGAAAATGGATAACAGGTATGTAGGAGAATTAAGCACAGACGTTTACGGCCTTACCGTAAATGAAATGAGAATTGCGCACTTCTCCATATTGGCAGCTGAAGCTGTAGCAGCAGACGCAGACGGTATTCATGCGGCAATCGCAAGTAAAACCACTGCTCAGACTATTACAACCAATATCAGCAATCCGCCTTGTCCGAGAAATATCACTATCACGATAGGCGGAACAACCGGAGACGTGAAAGCCGGGAATATAGTTGTTTACGGCACAAACAAGGGTAATCAGGAGATTTCCGAAACATTCGCGCTGACGGATAATGCTGAAACTGTTAGCCCGGGAACTGCTGCCTTTAAGACTGTGACAAAAATCGTTATTCCGGCTCAGGACGGAACCGGTGCAACATTCACGTTCGGGTTCGGTGAGCTCATCGGACTGCCCTTCATCCTAGGAGAAAAACCTTTGGTGTTTGTTCTGGATGATGGTGTCCAGGCATCAGCTCCGACAATCGCGGTAAATGCAGCGCTGGAGAAGAATACGATTGACATGTATGGCAGCCTGGATGGAAGTGCGTACGAAGTATTCATAGTAATCTAGGAGGTTGAAATGGCGGTATCCCAAAATTATCTGACAAAACTAAGACGAGCAGTCAGGCGCAAGGTCGATGTTGATATCGATGCCGATCTAACAGATATCATCGAGGAATGCCGCCTTGACCTTGTGAGAATAGGACTGGATGCAGAAAAGGTAAATGACGAAGCCGACAGCCTCATTCTAGGGGCTGTCCGGTGTTACGTCCGGTGGAAGTTCGGGCTCAATGCGGAGGATGCGGAACGCAACCGCGAAGGTTACGAGCAACTGAAAAGCGATCTCCAGCATTATGGAGAGTATAAGCGGGAGGAATAGATGTACTTTTCCGAGAAAGTTACACTAAGAAGCATAACGATCGAAGTCGATGATAGCGGTTTTTCTACAGAGGTAAACCATGATGTTGAAGTGTGGGCCGACAAGAAAACGGCTACCAGGACGGAGTTTTATTCCGCTCATGCAGCGGGAATAGAAGTGTCGGCAGTGTTTACAGTAAATGACTACTCGGACGAGAAGATACTAATCCATGAGGGCAAGGAGTATGACATT